GTATAAAGGACACCCAAGATGAAGTATGGGTACAACGAACACTAGCGAGTTTTGATAAAAGTAAAATTATTTATAAACATCTAAAAAGCATAACTAATGGAATTCAAACCATACCACAAGATTAGACAATTTAAAGATGTAATCAGGGACATTCAACATACAGCTAACTATGCGTATACTGATGCAAATGGAGACCCTGTTTACAATACCTACGAAAAACCTACTATTACTTTTGAGGGGACAGTTAAGTTACATGGAACAAATGCTGGAATTGCTTACACTCCTGAAGAAGGTGTTGTAGCTCAGAAAAGAACTTCTTTACTTGAGGCTGATGATTTCTCTTCTAAAAATGCTCATTTCGGATTTAATCAATTTGTTCAACTTACTAATAGGGATTATTTTAATCACTTATTTGGAATTTGGTGGGACAAGTTTGGATGTTTTGAGGGAGACCAGATGCATCTATTTGGAGAGTGGGCAGGAAAAGGTGTACAGAAAGGAGTTGGAATTTCTGAAAGAGAGAAGGCTTTCTATGTATTTGATTTGTTGATTTGGAATCCTGTAACAGAAGAAGAAGCCTGGGTAGATATTAGTGGCATTAGACTTGTTGCTGAAGATATTTACAATATTCATAATTTCCCTAAATTTCAGCTTGAGATTGATTTCAATACTCCTGCTGCTATACAAAACATTCTGATTGAAATTACCAACAGGGTTGAACACCTTTGTCCTGTAGCAGCTTCTTTAGGAGTTAAAGGTGTTGGAGAAGGTGTAGTTTGGTCTGCTATTGTTAATGGTGCTAAACATATCTTCAAAGTAAAAGGTGCTAAACATTCTGTAACTGGTGGCAGAGACATCAAGCAACTTGCACCAGTTGATGAGGCACTACTTCAAAGTGTTGGAGACTTCATTGATTACTCTTGTAGTGAAAATAGAATTGAGCAAGGTATTATGGAAGTAGGAGCTACAGAGAAAAAGCACATGCCAGCCTTATTAAAATGGGTTGCTAATGACATCATTACTGAAGAACATGAAGCCATGAAAGCTAACAACTTAGAGTGGAAGCAAGTTTCTAAAGAGTTTTCTAATAGAGTTAGACAATATTATTTTACAAAATTAGATACAGTATAATGACACCTAAAGAAGTAGCTAAGATTTTTGAGAGCAACAAAGAGGAGTTTATTAAAAAGGTATTAAAAGATCACAAAATAAACAAAAAGAAAAGATGAGAAAAATTAATCCAGATTTAATTAAGTTTTTACGAGAAAATGGCTTTCATGTTGGAGATTGTATTTGTTATTTAGTATCTTTATATCTTGGATATGAAGTTTCCTATATTCCTGAAGGTCTCAAACAAAAACTACATACTCTGAATATTGTCAAGTTTGACAAAACTCTAAAGTCTTTTGATTGGAAAATTTCTCTCTTTGAAAATCTTGATATGGGATTAGACTGGGTGAAAGATGAATACTTAATTCTCTTTGAACCCTTTCAAAAACATAACAAATACAAGAGGGAGTGTGTTAATCGAATGCAAGCCTTATTACTTGAGTTCCCTGAACTACATAAAGATTTAATCCTTGAAGCTACACAACTTTATATTATGAGTTGTCAGCAAGAGAGGAGACAAGCTAAGTTTGTCAGTAACCCCCACTACTTTATCCAAAAAGGAAAAGGGACAGACAAAACTAATCCAATCTTAACTTTTGTAGATTTAGCGAAAGACAGGAAGTTTATAAATAAAGAAAGAGTTAGTAAATCCATAACCATGAAGTAGAATGAGTAATTTTATAGAAGAGTTTAAGAAAGGTCAAGCTGAAGGTAACAAAGGACTATCTATGGGTAAAGGACTATCCCATATTTCTAATGCTATTAATGGAGTGCAGAAAGGAAGACTCTACGGAGTTGGAGCTGCACCTAAAGCAGGTAAGTCAACATTCGTTGATAATGGATTCGTTATAAATCCTATACTTGATGCTATAGCAAATAACATCCCCTTAGAAGTCATTTATTTATCTTTAGAGATTGACAGAGTTAGCAAAGAGTTTGAATATGCTGCCCACTTTCTTTTCTTGGACTATGGAATTACTCATATTTCCTTACCTCCAGGTGTAACAAGAAATGGTAGTGATGATGTTGAACTTAGTGCTAACTACCTGAGAGGTAGACTTCAGGATGACAATGAGGATATTATTAAAGTCAAAGAAATACTTCTTGAACCTTTAAAAGATATTTATGCTAGAAGAATAATCCCTATTTTTGGGGAGTACAGTACCAATGGTGTTTGTATAGTTCCTGGCATAATGACTTTTATAGAACAGAAGGACAACCCTACTGGCTATTATAAATTCTTTTTGGCTCATGCTGAAAAACATGGTAAGTTTAACTATGTGAAAATGGGTAAAGGTAGGAGAATCACAGGATATAATCCTCATGACCCTAAAAAATTTACTATTGTTATTACTGACCACCTGAGAAAAATACTCCTTGAGAGAGGTTTCCAAAAGAAGCAAGCTGTTGACAAATACATAGAATACCAAGTTGAAATAAGAAACTGGTGTCAATGGACTTTTGTTGACATAATACATCTTAACAGAAACATGACTCAATTGGACAGGATTAAGGAGTTTAGTGATTTATTGTACCCCAACTCAGATGATATAAAAGATACTGGTAATCTTGCAGAGGATGCAGATTATGTTTTTACACTCTTCAACCCTAATGATGAAAGGTATAACCTATCTAAACATTTTGGTAAAGAGATAAAAGACAAAGGAGGGAATGAATTATATCCTAAGATGCGAACAGTTCATTTAGTGGAGTCACGACATTGTGAATTTCCACAGCATTTTAGAGTTAATATGGCAGGGGCATATAAGAGTTTTGAGAAATTGGAAATTGATTAGTAAAATTTTATTATTTATGTCTGAAAAAATCAGAACCATCTGCGTTGATACTCTTACTGGTATTCAAAATGAGATGTACATGACAAGCAGTAAGAAAGCCAACCATGATAAGTGGAAGGATTATGGACAAGATATTTGGAAACTTATATCTTACTTCCAAGAGAAAGGCTTTGAAATTATTCTTATTTTAGGAGAACCTGGAACAGGTAAATCTACTGGAATGAGAAACTTACCTAGCCAGACTAATATCTGGTTCAATGCTGACAACAAGAATCCTGTATGGACAGGAGGAAAAGCGGAGTATGGTAAGAAGTTTAATCCTACAATGCCTTATCACTTAATCCCAAAGACTTATAAGGACATCAGAGACCATATTGATGAGGTAGCATCAAGAGATATGTTTGAAGATGAGAAGTTTGCAATCCTTACAGGACATGTTGAAGATTACAAGACTGGTGCAGATATGAAGAAGAGATTAAAGACTCTTGGTAATATGGCAACAAACATGCAGATTGAAGGTAAACTTGAAACTGTATTGTACTCTGATGTAATTAAAGAGGAAGGTAACACAAGGTATATTCTCTACACAGAGAATTCAGGAGCTAATACAGGTAGAAGTCCTATGGGAGCATTTGATGCTGTCATTGACAATGATTATCAGTTCCTTGTTGAAAGACTTATGGAAGTTTAAGAGTTTTCTATTTTATTTATTTATTTTAACGTTAAAAATTTTATAAAATGAGCAATCAAATTCAAATTAGAATTAGTAAAGTCCTAGAATTGTTAGGAAATGGTCAAGATCGAGATGCAATTGCAGTATACTATGGCATCACTAAAACAGAGTGTAAAGAATTATTTCAACACCCTAAGTTGAAAGGAAGAAAAGTTAAGAAAGTTAAAGTGTCTACTTTTGTCGTTTTAGATGATGAGTTTGAAACTGTAGCTGACACCCCTGGTGATGTTGATGAATCACTAATTTCTCTTCTTATTCCTGATCCTGAAGCTGCTAAAGTAATGGATGAAGAAGCTAATCAAGATGCACAAGCTTTTGAAAATTTACAAGTTTTTGAAGATAATGATTCTTCACCAACTGTTGGAGTAACTGAAGAAGAAGAAGTTAGTGAAGAAGAAGTTACTGAAGAAGAAGAAGTTACTAGTCAAGATGCACCCCGTTCTAGTTGGAACAATGGGTAATAAATTCCGTGAGTTTTCTATTTTATCATTTATTATTCTAAAAAAAATATCCTAACATGGGAAAAATTCAAAGAGAAGGTTTTGGTACAGTTAATGACAATGACCAAAGTTTAAAATCAAAGACAGGTGGAGCATTCGGTTTAAATTCTGGAGTATTCTTCACAAAGATCATTTATAATGCAACTGCTGGTGCAGATGGAGCTGCTGCTGATGCAGTAGATATAAATGTGAAAATTGGGGACAGAGAATACAATCGTAGAATCTATGATGTAACTGGAGATTTGTTTGGGTCAAATGGGGACAAAATTCCAGCTCCAGTTGCAGGTGCAGAGTGGGAAGATGAGTACACTATTGCTTATAATGCGAAAATTAAGCAACAAAAAGCTGTAGTGATTCATGCAGTTAAATCTGTAGGAGTTACTCAAGCTAGTCTTGATGCTGCTCTAGCAACACCTGCTGCAAACTTTGCTGCATGGGCGCAAATTGTATGTGGTCTGTTACCTCAGACTTATACTACAATTCCTATTGATACTTTCTTGCAATACCAATGGCAAATTGCTGATGGTCAAGATAGAACATTCTTAGAGTTAGCTAAAAATATGAAAGGTGGAAGATTCTTCTGCCCTTCTGTTAAAGGTGACTTCAAAGAAAGTTTTGAAGGAAGCTTGAAGTATGTAACACCTGAAGGAGTGGAACACCCATTCACCAGAGATTCAAACTTCATGGGTTCAGAGAAAGCTTATGTACAAGAAGAAGGACAAGAAAATGGTCCAAGACAAGCTGTTGGTTCTAATGAGAACTTTACTGCTGATGCAGGAAAAGCAGCATCTAAGTCAAAGTGGTAGTCAAGTAGTTTTCCGTATATGAAAAAGGAGTCTCTTACCCTGGAGACTCCTTTTATTTCACCTTAAATCTTATCTATGTGTAATCAGAAGACTGATGATTTAGACCCAATAGGATATATTGATAAGAACACCATTCTTAAATATGTATCTCAGGAAGAGATTTTTTCTTTAGTCTTTGACTTTGAACCTGAAGAGTTTCAATATGTGACTTCTCCTTTTAGGATGAATGATGACACAAGGCTGAATGACAATAACCCTGGATGTTGGTTTGAGTATTATAACGACAAGTTAAGATTTAAGGATTTTGGTAATCCATCTAAGTATGGAAGAATCAAAATGAGAAACATAGATTGTTTTGATGCAATCCAAGTCAGCGAGAAACTTAATAATTTGTACGAAGTTTTAAGTTTTATAAAAGCTAAACTAATTGATGGCAAAGAGTATCAAGGTCCTAAAAGACGAGAGTTATCTATAACTAATGTTGTTAAAAAACAAGTCTTACATGTTAAGATATTTGTTTCTACTAGAGGTTGGGAAACTAGAGATGGTATTTACTGGAGTAAGTATGGTATATCAAGAGCTAACCTTATTGAAGACAAAGTTTTTCCTATACAAAAGTTAAAGTTAAAAAACACGAAAAAAGGAGACTTTACTTTCAATGTTGGAGACTTAGGTTATGCTTATACAGACTTCGTAGATTCCCACAGAAAAATTTACAGACCTTATCAGAAAGATAAAAAATACAAGTTCGTTACTAATTGCAACAATGATGATATTGGAGACTTTAAAAGGCTCGTATCATCAGGTAGACAATTGATAATTTCTAAATCCTATAAAGATTGCAGAGTACTTAGAAACTTAGGCTTAAATGTTGTGTGGTTTCAAAATGAAGGACAAACACCTGATAAGAAGACTCTGAAAGATTTATGTAGTAGATTTGATAAAGTTATTGTATTTTTTGATAATGATGATACTGGTATTAAAGCTTCACAAGAAGTGGCTAAAGCTATTAACAAGTTGTTTGAACAACCTAAAGCAACATTCCTTTACTTACCTGAAGAACTCAGGGAACTCAAGATAACTGACCCTGCTGATCTATTCTATAGAAAAGGTGTAAGAGTCTTGAGAGATTATTTAACTGAAAAAAGACTGATATGATACCAATACATGATGTACATGAAACTTGGCACTCTCTCCTTCCCTTATACCTGGAAGAACTAGTAACACTAGAAGAACAGGTCCTTCCTAATATTTCTTACCAACCTCAAAAGAACAAGATATTCCAAGTGTTTAATTTTCCTCTGACTAACATCAATGTGGTGGACCTTCATCTTGAAGTTAATTGTAGTCCTAGAGTGGACTTAGCAAAGAGTATTCAAAGAACTAATTTAGAACTCCAAGGAGTATTTTTTTATCCTACGGCTTTAACTGTTCAGACTGGAAGTCCTAAAACTCACAGGTATTCCTGGATGAATTTCAGTATAAGAGTAATAGATTTTATCTCTTCTTTACAACCTTGTATTTGGCGTGTTACTGAAGAGACAAAATACTTTATTCCCTACATCAAGAACCCATTCTTCACCAAAGCCTATGATAAAACCACAATTA